CTTCGACACCCTGAGCCACACGGTGTTAAGATGCTGTTTAGGAATTCTTTATCTTATTCGCGGTACGATAATCATATTCTATACAGAAAGGAATCAGTATATCCTACTACTATAAATTGTAGGATGAGTTTCGTAGTTTGCAAAGTAAAACGAGTCAATAAATACAACAAAATACATACATGAAAAACCTAATACCATTAAACATAAAATACATACCCTTAATCTTATCGCCAATATCAACACAACACATTTCAATATTTGAAAGACCAAATTATATGTCCACACTGAATACTCAGAAAACAAACGATCTTACTCTTAAACAATTACCTATACCAAAACTAAATATTAAACGAAACCAAGTTCGTCTAACAGATACAGTTAAAGCACTAACATCATATATTCAATTACAGTCCGGTTTAGACGCAGCAATCATTGTACAACTGGTTACATTGCTCCATAAACTGGAGATGTACTACTTCCGAAACGACAAAGGCTTTGTTACATTATGCAAACTAGTTTCGAACTGGTTAAAATCTAATATCGCCCGAAACAATCGAAAACAGGATGCTGTTCAGAATCAGGACTGGAATAAACAAGCGAACTGTCCAACAGTTCTTTTAGATATTTTCGCATTGATAGAAAGAATAGACAACAATAAAGAATTACTTATGACATACCGAATGTTGTTCTCAATCTTTGATATTTACAAAGTTGTTCAAATACCTAGGCAACCATCGATAAATACTATTACTGACAAAGGAGCTCCAGAAGATAAACATTTTACAGTCGAGGCAATTGATAGAGCAATTGAGAGACTCGGTCTGGACCCTCAAGAATTTACTCAGGAGTTAGAGAATCGAAACCGAAATGCGATTTGGCACTCATCTTCAGCCTCTGGACCGAACGGACAAGCTGTGTGGATGTCACATATGGATGCTCAAGCGATCAATCAGGACCCCGAAGTAAGATTTAATCTTCTTCAATTATGTAAGCTTTTGGGGAGAGAGGATCTATTCCAACTCTTCGAGGCTACACTGGAACTTCCACAAGTAAGAAATTTAGAGAAAGAGGATCCTGTTCACTCAAGGTTACATTTTATCTTTGAGTCAGGTGACAAGGTCAGAACAATCGCTATCTTAGATTGGTGGACACAAGAACTTTTAACACCATTTCACACAGTAATGAACAATGCATTGAAGACAATTCCTATGGATGGAACACACGATCAAGACAAAATAGCAGAGAAAGTAAGACTTCTAACCACTTCTCAAGATGCTGATCTATTCTCTCTGGATCTTACTGCAGCTACTGATCGCTTACCGAGAACACTGCAGATTAAGATCCTCCAGAGACTTGTCAAGTACCCTGCATTTGGAATGATGTGGGCGAAACTGCTCACCGAAAGAGACTTTACAATGCCCGGAAATCAGAAGATCCAATATGCTGTAGGTCAACCAATGGGAGCTAAGAGCTCATTCACAATGTTAGCATTGACTCATCACGTGATAATTCAAGAGGCCGCCTTCCTGGCCGGGAGAGTTAACTTTGATGCCTATGTAATATTGGGGGATGATGTCTTGATAGCTGACAAACTGGTGGCCGAGAATTACAAGGCACTGATGGCGGATTTAGGGCTTGAGATTTCTCCTTTCAAATCGATCGAGTGCATCAGTCAGACAAGCAAGTTTAGGATTGCAGAGATCTGTAAAAGATTGTTCATCAATGGGGCTGAGGTTTCGCCAATCCCAGTGAAATTGCTGGCTAATACTATTGAAAACGGATCCATGGCTTACCAACTCCAAGAGGAACTTGATAAGAGAGGACTGATTGTCGATAGATCTTCGGTAGGTGAATTCTTAATCAACCTCTTGAGATCGAAAGAT